ACCCAAATCACATTTATTTTATGTAAATAAGGTTTCAACAGAAATAAACAAGCAAGACTATCCTTCCCCCCCGAAAACATAAAAACTATATTTTCGTGGCGACTTAAAGCATCTTCGATTTTATTAAGCGAATATTGCTGCTGTTGCAAGAGAGCCTCCTAAAGACATTAAACCATTTTGAGTCGCACTATTTTGTCCAACTTGAGAATTATATAAACCAAGTTGATCTTGATATGATTGGTTAGCAATTCCTGCCGTATTAGTCCCAGCCATAGTAGTAGGCGTTTGTTGCGGTAACTGCGGCATTGTAACCTGCGAACCCGAACGCAACGCATTAAGCTCATTAAGCGGCTGTAGCTGCTGTTGTGAATTAAGAGCAAACAGCGATTGAGCATATTGCGGAGCTTGTGTAATAGCGTTATTTTGAGCTTGTCCATAGGCATAATCACGTTGGCGACCAAGTTCATCTTGAGCGTTTCTCCACGCCTCGCTTCCCTGGGTAATGCCTTGATTGGCAAGCTGTGCATCTTGTTGGGCTTGCATCTTTTGATATTGGGGGTCAAGAAGTGCAGTTTGTTGATTATAATAAGCATCACGCCCTTGCTGGGTAAGAGAATTTATATCTTGTGGAGTCGGCTGTTGACTTAAGATAGACTTCTGAACTTGAGACAAAAGTTGATTGCCTGTATCAGCCAAACCAAGGCTTTGTGCGTTTTGAGCATCAAGTAATTGTTGTTGTGCAGGAGCAAGAGTAACATTTGCCGTTACTTGGGGATTTCCTGCATCAGATAATTTGAACTGGTCAAGCGTAGGCATCGGCGTTGAATTGGCATTATTATAACCAACCGGGGAAATATATCCCCCTCTACCTCTTGTTGGAGTATTGGCGGCTACTTGCTGTGCCTGTTGCCATGCCGCTAGAGCTTTATCGTATGCAGCTTGGTCATAAGTTGCACCTTTTTGGCTTTGATTATAAGTTAAACTGCCGTAAGGAGTATTGTAATTCGGGTTGTTTAAGCCAAAGTTATACTGTGCAGTTTCTTTATTAGACTGCGTTTGAGCCTGTGCCGTTTGATTTGGGTCTGGTGCAGCGGGCTGCGAAGGTGAACTTTTTCCCATTATAACCACTTACATTCATGTTTAAGCATTGAGTAAACTACGCAATCTCCACCAAATATCCACCCTTGACGTTGACAACCCTCATATACAAAACCGAGACGTTCAACAAAATTTCTAGCGTGTTTATTCTTTTTAGAGATGCTTGCCTGTACTCTTTTCACTTTTAATTGAATGAAGGGGTAAGCGAATAATATATTTAGATTATGCCTATTACACCATGATTTGTCAATACTATAAATTGACATCTCAGTCATAATAGGTTCTCCGGTTTTTATATTACTACTATAATTATTATAAAGCACCACGCAAATCAAAAAACCATCTTTCCTAAATCCAATTGCTTGGCAGGGTTCAAAAGATATTCCGCCCGATTGAATCGAAGCCCACTTACACATTTCTTCTTGATTTTCAAAATCAACTTCAATCACAATAACCCACCTTTTTGGAAAGAATAATCAACCGATTGCATAGAAACAGGCGTATTTGTTGATAATCTAGCAGTAATAGTAGCGGCAACACCCAATCCGGTTACACTTTGCCATTGTGACGAAATGAACGCATTTTGCCCCCAAAGCGATGTGTCCCAAGGTGCAATATTCCATTGCGAAGCACCACCGCCAACCACTACTTTGACCACTGATTGAGGTTGTAAATCTTGAAAGTCAACATTTATTCCTAAATTTGCCGAAACAGATGTATTTGCAAGAAAATATACTTTAATCATATTAAAGAATTTTTGCACCGCATGGCTACCGAAATAACTAAAGGCAGGCTTTACGGTTGATATAATATTACTACCGTTGTCCGTGCTTCCTATATCGCATTGATATACTGCATTATCGCTTCCAAAATATATTTGGTCATTAAAGACCTCATAACAATAAGACTTCCATGCTGAATTTTGGTTTACTTTTCCAAAAGTACACCAAGCATTAGTAATTGTATTCATTACATATTGATAGGTGGATAACCTCTCAATTTGAGGTACGTTAATAATTAACTTATTGCCTATCGGATATAAAATAATCTGCCAACCAAAATTGTTAGGATAAGCTTGAACGTCCGAAGTTACCGAATTTACAATTTTATTACTTATCGCCTCTTGTATTGCACTCCTATCGCTCAAAAGTGCTTTAGAAATCATAATAACGCCATCGGCGGTTATCATAACAATATCAGAACCCATTTTAGCATAAAAACGCCTTCCTTGCGGTCTTCCGATTCTAAAATGCCCTGCAAGTGAAAATGTTGAAGCATAAGAAGGGTCATATCCCTGATAAACTAAAACCTCGCCTTCCGATGATACAAACGAAATAAACTCTTGAGTCCCGGCTGCGTTATCGATTGTCCATGTAATCGAAGCCATGATGTATCCACCAAGTTTCAATAATGAACCGACATCAAAAGCAGTTGCAGTACCTGCAATTGAATTTAAACCCAAATACCATAATTTAGTGCTGTTTTTTTGTGTGAACCAAACACGACTTTTGAATAGATTACAATGAATCAAAGTAGCAGAATCAACGCCTGTAATGTCATGAGTGCCGTCACCGTCACGCCACCAGTTAGTGCCGTTGAAGCCACATAATTTATCTGCACCGTTTACTGCGAGTAAAAAACTCCCCCCGGGAGTTGACATATTTATATGCTGAAATCTTCCATTAGATAAACCGCTTACCGACGCAACTGCCCCGGTTAAAGACGTAGTTACATCTCGTATATTTCCATTACTATCGGCACTAAATAAATTTTTTGAAATTGCACCGTTATATGCCATAAGCGTTTCAACATATCCGGTAGGATTAGAGTTTTGCAAAACATAACCGCCTCTAACCTCGATATTAGTCGTGCTAGGAAACCAATTATCTAAGATAACCGCATCAGTCTTAGGCATTGCCGCAATAGAATCACGGTCATTTAAACCACCGATAGGGGCAGGGACGGACGAAACCGTTGTTTTTATGCCTCGGTTAATTTGTTTCTTGCGTGGAAATATTGCCATATCATGAACCAAATCCTGTATCAGGTACATTTGCACTACTTAATAAGTGAGTGCCTCTTGCAGTTGCATTAAGCGGTAAATAACGAGTTCCGCCGTTACGGGCAGACACACGCTCCATAGCAGCCTGATAATCGGCAAATTCCTGCTGGTAGTCAAGCTTTTTAGCAGCAAGAAAACGCCATTTAACGCCTAAAATAAAACAATCATCATCAAGAGTATAATAATTAGTATCAGCCGTCCATTTAGATTGAGCTGCACCCGAAACACTTTGACACCAAGCATTGCTATAATATTCCAAGCTTTCAACACCTAAAGAATCGCTCGGAGGCGGGTCAATGTAAAATAAGTTACCCATGACCCTATAGCGACGACGTGGTCCGGTTGGTGAAATACCCGATTTTAATACTTGCCATTCTTGAGCGGATAAAGGACCGAGAAGTTGCCAGCGATAAGTTCTATCCCATGTTGTTTGCGGTATAAAATAATTAACATCATTAGGAATCGGATAAGCATCTTGAGAGAATAGCAATGTAACACCGCTTCCGCTTAATGTGGGAATTGAATCAATAACAACTGAATTTGCACCTACGGAAATAACCCTTGTATCGTATGGAATGCCGTTACCGCTAACTAAAAACAATCCGGCTGTAATTCCTGCGGTCGAACTTATACCTGTAATTGTTGTTGAGCCTGCCGCTACCGTGCCGGTCAATCCGGATATTGCATTAGTGCTAAATTTATATTGAACTCGTAACTCTTCCCAACCATCTGCACGTTTATCATGTTGAGAAAATTCTTTGCCTTCACGATTTGCAATACTTAATAACTGCAAGGCTTGCGTATCATTATTTGAGATAATAGAAGTATATTGTGGTAAACCTAACTCTGCGGTTGCAGCATTGATTAAGCCGAGCAAATTAAGTTTGTTAGCCTGTACAATAGGAGCAACCACAATATACCTCTAAAATTATTACTTGGTTGCCCAAGCAGTGCTGTTTCTTTTAGTAAAAATAGTCAAAGTATTAACCGCAATCGAAAAACTGGTTGCACCATTGTTTACCGTATCAGTGCCGGGAGGATACCAATTGATAGCATTACCTGTATTTCCGTTATAAACCCACTGCGAGTCTCCCGGATTTCCGGGAAGCCCGACAATACCGGTTGATGCAGCGGCAGAAGTAACTTCAGTTCCAACGGTAGTTGCCACTAAAGCGGTAGCTTGGTTAGTCCCTAGTGCGGTCGCACCTTGCGTAACATCACCTACGATGTTATTAGCAGCTTGTGCGGCAATGCCCGAGCCTAAAAGTCTTTGAGCTATAGCCATATTTAATCTCCTATTATATCAGTCATCACAGGACGACTTCTTTTTTTCACAATAGCATTTTCTAGATTTTCTTCAACAGTTTTATTTGATTCTAATACTGCAAGACGCTTTTCAAGAGAGGCAATGGTTGCGTCTCTTTTAGCAATTTCTGCACCGTGTTTTTCTAAGAATGCAACCGCTTGGTCACGTCTTGTTCTTGCACCAAGCCAAGATAATGAGCTATCAGGTATAGCCGCTAGAGCTTCCACCGTAAAAATATTCATTGCCTTAAATTCTGCAACTTCCGATTTAGACAATAAAGTCCACTCAGATAACGGTGTTCCGCTTAGTTCGACAGATTCTTCACGCTGGAAAGCCTCCCATTGTTTGCGGAAACGCATTTTATCATCTTCATTTACAGGGCGGTCAACCACTTTGGTTTTATCCCCGGCAAACATAATACGAATAAATGCAGTATCTTTAAAAATTGGACGACCTTCAGTTTCACTCTCAAAAGGTTGGTGAACCGCCTCATTGCGAAACTCGATATAGAGATTGCTATCGCTACCGTGTTCGACATATAAATTAGTTCCAGACTCTCTGATTTGTGCAGGTGCAAACATATAAAACCTTTTTAGTTGTTAAAGAAAGAGGGTGAAGAAAATCCCCACCCCCGAAGAAAAATCAAGTAATTGCACCTTGAGCAAATGGACGATTCAAGAAAACAAGTGCTTGTTGTGCATTAAGTACAACAGTCGAGTTACCGGTTCCGATGGTTTGGCTAACTGCCGAAGCATAAGTAGCATTTACCATTTGAGCCGACAAAACAGCAGTAGGAGTTGAAAATCCATTAACAGCACCGCCATAAATACGGTTACCTGCAGCAGGAGTTTGTCCTGAGATAACCGCTGTAACTGCAAACCCTTCGATTTGAAACCAACCCCACTGATTGAGAAGTAGCGGAGTTATTGCAACCGCAAGAGATTTTCCTTGCAAAGTTGTTGAAGTCCAAGGAGTTGCAACTAGAGTAGCCTGCCCGGAAGACAAACCATAAGTAAACTCACAAACATGACCCGGCTGAATAAAACTGTTGGTATAAGTACCGACTGTAGTAATCGCACCGGAAGGAATGCTTGCAGGAACGTAGGTAAAGGTAGTTGTCGAAGGCACTGTAGAAACAGTATAAGTACCGACATAAGCTGAAGGAACTTGTCCAACCATAATTACGGTAGCACCCGGCAACATACCGTGAGCCGAACCGGTTGTAATTGTAACCAAACCTGTAGCGGCAGCATAAGTACCGCTTGATATAGTTTGACCGGTTACGTTTGCAGTAGTGTTTTTAGCATAAATAAACTCACCACCCGAACGAAGATTTGCGTCATACCCCCGATAAGTTTCCCCCGGAAATACCAAACGCCCGGAGCCTGTACCGGTAACAAGGTTTACAAAACCCGGGTCAACTGAATCAGGAATTGTTAGATCGGTTACACCGAGACTATTATCATAAGCAACATAAGCCATAAAATTATCCTTTTAAATATATTAAGCCGATAAAACGCCTTGCAAACGACCATTTGAAAGGGTCATATTGCCTGCGAATCCAATTAGTTTAACCATTGCATCTTGATTGACTGCAAAGCGGTCATCGCCAATCGGCACAAAATAGCGTTCGGAATGTGGACGGAAATAGATGTAATCGGTATTAAGGAAATACATGCTATTTGTTGGAGCACCACCACCGAAACCACCATCGAGAACAACGTCGGCTTGTTTACCTGCACCGAAATAAGCCAAAGAAGTAAACCCTGAACCTGCCATTTCAGATTCATTATTTATACGTTGGATTGCTTGAAGCGATTGCAAATACAAGTTGTAATAGTTATTATCGGCAACGATTAAATCTGCACTATCCATGCCACGAACAAGCTGCAAAGCAACCGAGTTCATATAAGCCTGAATATTAGCAGAAGAAACAGGAGAACCACCATTTGTAACACCGCTAAATGCGATATTACGGAAGAATGAACCGACTGTAGTTGAGCGGTCAATACCGCCAACAGTACCGGTTGCAGGTGTTTTGCTTACAAGAAGTTGCAAGCCTCCGATTTGACGACCACCGTCTGCAGTGCCGTCTGAATAAATATCGATTGCGATATTGTTGGTCAAAGTACGTTCAGCGTTGGCAATCCGTGATTCAAGCAAGTCGATAATTGCATTCTCACCGCTATTTTGCAACATTTCCAACCCGGAGATTGAAACGGCAACCGCAGCCTGAGCAATATTGAACTCTGCACCGGTGAACACGTCGGAAGGAGCAATATTAAGAGCCTCATAACCGCTATAGCGTTTATAAGTTCCGTTCTCTGCATATTCTAGTTCTTGTACGATTGTACGACCGCCTGAAAAGGTTTTAACTTTGCCTTTTTTGCGAAGACGTGACAACAAAGCGTTGTTTTTAGATACGTTGTCCGCTAGTTTACCGGTGCGATTACGCAAGGTAGTGGTAACTATCTCGGTCAATGTACTTGAAGGGTTTATTAAAGCCATAAAAGTATCCTTTGATTAAATTTGATTAACTTACGAACTCTCTAAAGTTCGCTGTGATTTCGTCACGCAATGAGCGGTTAGTATTAGAATTTGCAGGAACATGAATCCCCGGATTACCAACAATAGAACCTGCTGCACGTCGTGCGTTATCCGATTTAGCCTTTATTTCTGCAACTCGTTTCGCTTCAGCATCAGCAACTTGCCGGCTAAGTAGCGTTGAACGAATATCAGGTCTTGCCCAAACAGCCATATCATAAGCCTCTTGCAAATCCTTAGCACGTCCAGCCTGTAGTAATGCAGCCATATCGGCTTTTACTGATTCAAAATGAACATTTTCGGAATTAGCAGCGAAAGTCTGTATAGTACTCTGTATAGATTCCTGTTGTAGTTGCTGTTTTAATGATTCTTGCTGTTGCAAGTATTGCTTCATTTGCTCTAACTCTTGTTGAGTCCGCTGCAATTGAGGGTCAATTTGTTGTTGCGGCTGCATAGCTGCCGATAAATCCGCACCATATTGGCGAGCTAAATCTAATAGCATTTGCCCTTTGGCTTGTGGTGTTCCCGTACGTAATAAATAAGCCGAATTAAGCAAAGACTGAATTGCAATTTGTGGAGTTCCGCCCTCTGCCGCAATCATCGGCATATAAGGTGTTACAATATCTTTAATCGATTTTCCATATTGTCGCTCTTCATCAAACTTAGTAAAGCCTTTTTCAACTTCAGCTTCACGCTTTGCAACTTCCGCTTGAATCTCGGCAGGTAATTCAGCCCACTTAGCCTTTGCAGCAGCAGTCCATGAATTAGGAGCGGTTGATACTTTGGTGTCGACGGTTTTTTCTTCAGTCTTTTCAACTTTGTCGGGTTTCTCTCTGTTTTCCGTTTTTTCAGCTTTTTCAACCTTATCAGATTTAGGAGTTTTCTCTTTAGTTTCTGCTTTTGTAAGCTCACGCTTTTCATTAACTTCTTTAGATGCAGATTCTATCTGTTCACGCAATGAAGGCTCTTTTGATTCCACATTATTTTCTTGTGGAATATTATCTTTTACATCTTCATTTTGTGAAATATCAGTCATAAATTACCCTAAATGTTGTTGAATCGCCTGATGCAGCTCTTTTCTTACGTTAAAATCACCACGAATCTCAGTATTTGCCTTAGTTGGAGTTTGGTCGCCCATTTCAATATAACCCCTGGCACGCAATGAGGCTGAATAATCCCGACGGCTTGTATATCGCTTGCCATCTGCCATTGATTTAATCCCGTCACCCATAATAGCATCGGCATCGTAAACATAAGCCGCTTTACCGGGTTTAAACTCAGGCAACGGCTTTGATTTCAATTCTCGGTAAACCCTTATCGAATCAATCGCATGCTCACTATTCTTAGGCATGAAGGCAATTAGTTGATGAGGCTCAAAATCCTTATCCTCACGAATCCATAAAGTGCCACTCAAGGCAACCCCATGTTCTTCACATAATTTACATAATTTTTCTGTAAAATCTTTATACATAAATCCTAAATTACAGTTTATTTCTGTAGATATAATATATCTACAATTTTAATTTGTAAATAGTTATTTTACACAATAACAGGTTGCATCTGCATTCTCTCACGTTCTAGCTCTAATTTTCCAAGCATTTCTTCACGTTGCAATTGCATTCTGCCTTGCATTTCTTCACGCTCTAATTGGATTCTTTGCTGTGATTCCTGTTGTGAGATTTGTAATTTAGCTTGTTCTAGCTGCATATTAGATTGTTGGCGTATTTGCTCGGATTGAATATCAGCTTGCATTCTTGCTTGTTGTGCCTGCTGGTCAGCTTGTGCTTTTGCCTGAGCAATCTGCATGTCAGCTTGAATCTTTTGTTGTGCGGGATCGGGCTGCGGAGGTGCATTTTCCTTAGATTCAGCCAACTTAATTAGTTTTTGCTGTGTCATCTCAAAAGTAGTTTCAAGTTGCTTGCCGACGGGAAAACCACGAATGCCGAACATTAACATATCCATGAGCAGCGGAGTCATTTGTGGTGATTGCTCGGCAATCGGCATCATTTTTTCCATAAATGTTGAAACTGCAGTTAAAAACTCAACCCGTGAAGCTTTTTCCGCTTCTTGGTCGGCTTTCATTGTCGAATCGGTTTCAATATCAATTCTAAAACACCGCATTGCATTATCTTTAAGCAACGCATAAACCTCTTCCCACGCAGGTTGTGCCATTAATTCTTGTAATTCTTCAGGCATCGGTTGCGGAGGTGCAGGCGGTTGTCCCGGCATTTGCGGAGGCGGTGCAAATTGCATTTGAACTTGTTGCTTTTCGGAATTTGTAAGCAACTTAATGCCGCTTATCGACTTAATTGTCTCAAGCTGAAAATGATTTGCAATGATTTGAGCAAATATCCGTGTTAATTCACGGCAGAAACGCTGAACACCATTTTGTCCGTCATCAAGCCTTAATGCTGCATATTTACCTTTCAGATTTTGAGCGGTTGCAGTCTCGCTGGCTTTTGTTGCACCACGGATAATATCGGCAATCCCCGTAATTTCATATAAATCTTGTTTGACTTTATCCCGAGCCTCATACAATCCAAGCAATGTTTGTAAAATTTCCTGCATCGGCATTAAATCAATAACACCTTTCAATCCGCCTTTGTCGCCAAATACAGCCCACTGCTGAACAGGTATAAGTTGATTCTCAACACCTTCGCTTAACAAATTAGCAACACCGCTTGCCGAAGCATCATAAACACCCGCAACTTTAATTGCCTTCGTAATTGCAAATATTCTGCCCGTTAAATCGTCAAGCTCTTTAGCCTGGTCTTGATATTGAGTATAATCGGGAATCGGCACAAGGCTATCATTAGTCATTGTCGGAAATAACGGACGTGGACAAGGATAAAAATCATCTAAACCAAGCGGGTCATCTCTTTCGTCCAATATTTCGTCAAAATCCTTATGAATCCAAACAGCTTTTTTTTCCCGTTTGTTCCACATCTCATAGATAATCGCTTTTTTGCTATTATCTTCAATCTTGGCATCGGATAGATTTTTAGGTGAATAATCGAGCGGAACTTCATTAAATATCTCGCCAAAACGCTCTATACCCTCTTCTTTCGTTAAATAAACAATACGCCAAACAATAAAAACCTCGTCCCAGCTACGAGCTACATTATGTCCGAAATCTTCCCAATAAACATAATCAGGAACAACCTCTTCATAGGCGACATCTTGCAACGGCTCTGCCTCATCGGTGTCTTCGGTTACTTCAACACCTTCATCTTGTACCTCTTGATTGCCGACTACTTGCACATCTTTAAAATGCGGAACATACCGCACCCAAACAACACCTCTGCCGGGCAATAATCTATCTAAAACTGCCTGTTTTACATTATGACGAAATCTGTCTTGTGTAATGAAATAATTAACGCAACGCTCCCAAATCTCTGCGGCTAATCTACCGGTATCATCTTTATCCTTAAAACGACGTTCAATATCGGGATTTGGTGAGCGGCTGAAATAAGCAGGCAGTAAAGTCTGAACGTTTGAATATAGAATGTTGTACTTACGACCGCTTTCGCTGCTGCCTCTAACGTCTTTATAACGCTTGACAATTTTACGCCCCCGACCTTTCCAAGTTTCATATTCTTGGTCATAGGCAGTAATTTCAGCTACATATTCAGAGTGTTTCATATTCTAGTCTCTTTCTTTGTTTCATATCCCCAGAACAATTCATCGGCAGTCATCTCATTTAAGAATCTAGGTCTATTAAGTATTGCCGGTGCTTCGGGCTGTTTAATTACCCTTGCAATCATCTCTAAGGCATCGCAACCATGAGAAGCCCAATCATGATAAGGTTTCTCTTTATATCGTTTGCGGTCATTATCAAAAATATAACGATAATTCTTAATTGCTCGAAGCCCGTCGTGGCAATTAGTTTTATGAAAGTGTAAGCGTGGGAATACTTTGCTTAAAGCGTTAATTGCGTTTTGCTGTGTTGTCGCTTGTACTAGATTCATTCTAACGCCTAAATCATGAGCTTGACTAATTATTGAACGTCCACCGCCTTGTAATGTTTTATTTGCCGCATCATGCGGAACGTAATGATTTCCGTAATGATATGGCTTTGATGCGATGATATTACAGTAATGCTCTATTTTTTCAAGGCTATTTTCATAATAGTCTATTAGGTGTATTTCATTGCCTGATTGTTGATAAAACCAAATCGCGGTTGCGTCATCAAATCCCAAATCCCAAACCGTATTTACGGCAACATTTGCTTGATAATCAAAGTCTAAAATCCGCCCTTCAAGCTCTGCTTGTGCTATTTCTGCTCCATAAACCAAACCTGTAACCAGTGCATTAAAATCGCATTCAAATTCTTGTGCATATTCATTGTCGGACATTAGCTTTTTAAGCCTAAGTAATTCATCAGGGTTGATTATCCCCGTTTCGCTTGCTTTCAGCACCTGCCAGAACCAATCTTGCGGGGAGTTTTGAGCATCAACTAGAAAGTCATAAAGCAGGTTCTCAGTGCCTCGAACCGTCCCCGAAACATCAAGCCAGCCCTGCCTATCCGATAAAGCAGGCATAATAACTTGATTTATTACGCCACGGCTTATGTCTTGAGCTTCATCAATTACAATCCCATCGAAGTACAGCCCACGCATACGGTCGGCATTTTCAGCACCGTAAAGTTTAATAATTGCACCGTTATGAGGCATTGTGATTGATAATTCTGATTCATTACATTTTGCACCGAGTTCAATTAACGGCAGACAAAATCGCTTAAAATACAGCCATGCAATATCTTTTGCCTGAACATAGTAAGGGGCTAAATAACCAAATCTAGGCTGTTCTTTCTTACAAAGCACAGCTTCTTTAATGATTCGATTAACCCTTGCAACTGTTTTGCCTGCCCGTCGATGTGCAATAGTGATAGAAAATCGCTTATCGCTTTTGTGATAAGGCTTGAATGCTTCACGGGGCGAGTAATCAATTACAAGTGTCACTCTTTCCAACCAATCTCTATTTTAGCTTGAACTTCCGATTTAACTTCGCTCCTAGCGAGCTTGGGGATATGATACTCACAAACCGACATGATACAATCAAACGCTTTTGCAGGGCTTTCTTCTTCAATCTTGTCTAACAAGCGTTCAAGCCTATCCACATTACCCTCAACAAACGCAGCGATTGCCTCACGGGCATTTGTAGTTGCCGCATTAGGAACGCCTTTTTTACGTCCGTTTGGATTCATTGCTTTACCCTTTGGTGCAGCCATATAAAAAACCAAATTTCTTTTTTTTATTTTTCTAAAAATAATTCAATCACAAAAAATTCACTTTGTCAATTACTTATATAATTATAAATTATTTTTGTCAATCTAAACATTTTATTGTTGACAAAAGTGTTATTCTGCTATAATGTTATTTTCAGAGACAACAACAAACAAGAAAGAAACAATATGAGCAAATTACTTAACAACTTTATAGCTGCTTTAAAATCGGGCGACATCAATGCAATTAACAAAACTGCAAACGCTGCATTAGTTTATCATCGCAAGCACCCGATGGCTTCGGGCTTGTTAACCGCTGAACAAGTAATTGCTCTCGACTACTTAAAATCTAAATAACAACAAGAAGGATTAAGATAATGACAAATAAAAAACCTACATTAGCAACTTTGAAATCTTTTATCAAAAAGAATGCTGATAATTTATATATTAAAAAGCAGTCGAGATTTGACGGCATGCAAGATTGCGTAGTTGAGTGCGAAAAACCGCTTTATACAAAAATAGAAAAAACTGAACGCCATATAAAAAATACGCTCGGCATTCGTGGGGTTTGGGTTATCGAAGGCGGAAGCGGCAGAAACCTAATTACAGAGATAAAAAATGGCTTTGAAGTATATAATTGCTGTGGCTCGTTTGCTCTTATAACAGGAAAGGCGGCATAATATGGACAAAGAGATTTTAATCTATGTATCGACCACCGCATTTGCTTTTATAGTCTGGTGGGGCTTTATTTACGCTGTCATGGCAGCATTTTAACCAATAGAAAGAAACAACCAATGAAATATCTAAATAAAGAAGAAAAGGAAATACTTAGGGTTTACCTCGGAAATTCTAAAGACAGGGGGTATATTACTTTTTACATTCTTTTATGTAACACAAGCAAGGTATTATGCGGAAAACTTCCCAGCACTGTCATAAAAAGATATAATGTTATCACTAGATATAATCGCATTTTAACCAACAGAAAGAATAACCAATGAAACACGCTATAACCTACACCACATTATCTTGGCTTCTCATAGCCAGCCTAACCCTAAATTATTTAACCTTTCACGATTACAAGATTTTGCCACCTGATAAACGCACTGAGCAAGTCCAACTCATGAAAGACATATTTGAAAACGCCGACATCGATAAAGGGAAACGTAAATGAATTTTTCGATTAACGATTTAGATAAATCATATGTTAGGTATTATTACGAAGATCGAATAACTGAAAAAACATTTGATCCAATTACCTACGTTTCCGATATTATCGGTGTTGAAAAAGCGTTTATCGCATATGCGACGGCATCTAAAAACAAAAAGAGGCTTTATACATTCCTTGCCGATTGCATAAAGCGTAGTTTACCGATTCACAAACAAGAATATCCATTTGATATTTATGCCGTAAAATCAATAAAGTTGATTCGTAATTTTAAAAACATTATTGAACTTAAAAAGTTTAACCAATCACGTCCCGGCTGTTTGTATAAAAAATACCCTTCCCTGCATTCTCTAATTTACCGAGCAATAATGCTTATCCGCTGGATTGAATCAAAACCAAACAAATATCGAATTCCCAAAATAGATTCAGAGGCAAATTTATTTTTTCAAGAAATTTACCGCAATCAGAAAAATATGACCATAATTAAACTTGAAACCCAGATAACTCAATTATTTCTTAAAAATTTTAAACAAAGGGAACACCAATGAAACACGCTATAACCTACACCACATTATCTTGGCTTCTCATAGCCAGCCTAACCCTAAATTATTTAACCTTTCACGATTACAAGATTTTGCCACCTGATAAACGCACTGAGCAAGTCCAACTCATGAAAGACATATTTGAAAACGCCGACATCGATAAAGGGAAACGTAAATGAATTTTTTATCACTTTTAACAGTATTATTTATCGGTTTAAAGCTAACGAACAATATAGATTGGTCGTGGTTTTGGGTATTGTCGCCACTGCTTTATTATCCACTGATATATGGCTTTATCTTGGTTTTTGCGTTTGTCGCCGCCACCGTTATTGAATTTTCCGAAAGGTTTAAGAAATGAAATACAGCACAATCAATATCGATAAAGACCTACATAGAGAACTTAAAACCTTTTGTGCCAAAAAAGGCTATATCATTAAAGACGTAATCGAAGAACTTATAAAATATTACATCAAAGACAAACAATAACCCCCTCTATTTTGCCTCTCGACCCGCTTTTTAAAACAAGAAGCGGGTTTTTTAATGTCAATTACTTCAATCTGTTTCAATCTGTTTCATTAAAAAAATTTGAAAGACTCTATTATATAAATCAATATATTAAGTAATAATATTATATATTTCAAGTATACTCCCCCCCTAAAATTACAAAAGGGGAGGGGGGGGGTGTACCCTTGAACACTCCCTTTTTATATCTTAAGTTATTGATTTATATAGCGGACTGTTTCAAATGAAACAGATTGAAAAGTTTGAAGACTTTTAAAGTCATTCCACGAATATTAAATTCGTTTTTCCGTTGCCGCAATTTTCTTGAATAATTTGACCGCTTTCAAAAAGTTGAGAAATTATATCATTTCTAATTTTTTGATTTAATTTTTGTGTTTGCCGAGTAAGCTGGCTTTTAGTAATTCTTTTATTTCTTTTAATAATATCAAGAATATACAATAAGTCTGCTTCATGCTGATTATTAGATATTCCTTTTGCAAATTCAATTGCTCGACGATGTGAATCGGTTACAATTGAGATAGCAATCTTAACTATATCATCAGTTATAATATCATTATCACAAAGCGTCAAGCTTACTTTCTCTACTTGTCCTACTAATCGAGAATAAAGAGCATCAAAAGGATAATTAGCCGCTTCTTGCTTTTTATTTATTTCTTTCTGGTAATCCATAAATATTTTAAATGCGGAATCTGTAAATCCTATTTTCTTAATTTCACCATTATTTTTAGCGAGCCATTTTTTTATTTTGGCAATTAAATCATTAGGTACAGAACCTATATTCGGATTGCGTATGCTTTCAGGATTAGCATCAGTCTCAAATATAATCCAACGATTAAGAAATCCGTCAATAATCATTTCAGAATCACAAGCCTCTAAAAATCTATTTCTTACAGTTGCACCGACAATAGATAAATAAGGGTTTTCTAATATAATTTGTGGGTTTTCTTTCTCATTCGCATATTGCTTGCCTATATATGTGCTTCCTGATTTTGAATAAATAGAAATTAGAAAATCAATAATTTGTTTCTCGTGAGATTGTGAGTTCTTGCCGTTTACACCAGATAAAAATCGACCAAATTCATCAATTGGCAACAAACCCGCACCACTCATTTTCCTAAGTCCTGTTGCACACGCCGACCCACTGGCAGGAATACCCATAACTTTATCTCCAACTTTTAAAACTCGTGATAGCCATGAGATACAATTAAAAGGGTGTTCCTTGCCCGTTCCCGTCTTGGCAAGCATCATAACATAAAGATTTGGGTGTAAGTTAGTTGTCCCACAAACCCTATGCCCCTTAAGCATTGAAACAAACGCCAGCGAAGCAGCAAGAGATAATTGCGGTTGCGGTTTAATTGCAGTTTCGGTTATCCACTCGGCAATTGCTCCGACTAATCCTCCGACTTTTAACTGCTCGATATGTTTGGCAGCTTGCCCTAAATTAACAAAATATGATTTTACGTTATCGCCTCTTATCCATAAATCGGAAAAATCCTCGCCGATATTGGCAGGCATAACATATTTTCCGACTTCTTTTGCCTTTGCCTCACCAATTCCGCTTGCGTCATTATCGGCAGCAATAATAATGTTGGTATATGGCAATGAATTGCAAACCGCCTTTATATTTCCTGCATTCATGGCACAAATAACAGGGAAATCGGTTGCTTGATGTATGCTCGCACCGGTTGCAAAGCCTTCACAAACAACGACTAAGTCATCTTGTGCAATCTCTCTATTGGGATAAATCGGGAAATAACAACCTTTGATTTTTCCACCCGATGCAAATAATTTATCGCCGTTTTCAAATATTTCCTGATATGTCCAGATTTTGCCTTCGCTATCTTGAAGCGGTAAAACAATCTTATTTCCGTTAA